CAAACTCAATCAGGAAAGAAAGATGAATGCCGTTAAATTAGCACTGCTCGAAGACGAAAGCGGAAAACCTCACGATGCTGATATGGTTATGAGCTTATTTAATTTAGAGCAGATAACCATAGATGAGATAACCGGTAAAATCACTGGTGGTTTCAAAGAGCAGAATGAAAATATCCGCAAAGAAAAAGCATTTCTATTTAATACTAAAGAGGAACCAAGTACCGATAAGAAACCAGGTTGGAAACCGGCAGGAGACCCTCCGGCAGATGGTGATAAAGGTGGTAAAGGCGGAGACCCTTCAGTATCTTATGGAAAGAGCTTGGCACAAATTAAACTTGGCATGATGGGTGTAAAACCCTCCGGAGAATCCGGAACTAATTAAAAGGAGGAAGACATATTATGGCTATGAAAGTAAAAGAAATTGAATATGGAGCGCCAGCTAAACAGATTCTGGCAATTCAAGACCATTACGTAGCACTTGGTTTCAAGCATGCAAAAGCAGATGCTAATACACCAGGACTTGCAACGTTGATTGATGGTAGATATGTAGTAAAGGCGGGAACAGTTTATCCTGCGAATGACGCAACTGCGGTTGGGGTTATCTTAAATGATTATGATGTTACAGATGGGGACGCTATGATGGCGGTAGTTATTCATGGTTTTGTCAAAGAGGCTGCTCTTCCTGCGGTTCCATCCCAGGAAGCAAAGAACGCAATGAAAGATATCAAATTTATCGGTACTGTCTCTGCAGTTCCCTTTGGCGTAAGAAAGCATCCTGATTCTACTTATACTTACACTATCGGCGAAACCGAATATGTCATCAACACTACTGGCGTAATCCCGACAATCAGTATCAGTAGCACCGCTAATGTTGATTACGACATCAATGTTGCCGGTATTGCTCCATTGTTTCCTAATGGGTTTGCTGCGGCTGCAGGATTCACAGGCGGCGAAACAAATAATGCGGTGGTTCTCGTAGAAGTACCTTTCGACGGTTCCACAATTTTTGATGCAACAAAAGTGATGTATAATGGCTCGGCTCAAACTGCTGCCGACTCGAAGTACATTGATGGCAAATGGTATCTTATAATTGTCAAAGGTCTGAAGACCAGTAGCAGCGGGATTAGTGGCGGATTTGCTACATTCACTTTGGCGTACGACGATGGCGACGCTAAGACTTACAAATGGCTCTATAACGGTCTTACGCTTGAAGCCTAACGACGATGACAGCGTCTACCACAACAATTAGAAAAGAAATAGGAGGAAAGATAATATGAATATCTATGATATTTTTGAAAGTAAAGCGATTGCATCCTATTGGACAGATGTAAACGCCAATATGACAGACCCGATGATTGGTACTAAGTATTTCCCAGTATCAAAGCAGACAGGTCTGAGTCTTGCATGGATTAAGGGTAGAAATAATCTACCGGTAGCATTGCAACCTGCAGCATTTGATACTAAGGCTCCTTTGAGAGACCGTATTGGTGTCAAGGAACTTAGCACTGAGATGCCTTTCTTTAGGGAAGCAATGAGAATCGGTGAGAAGGACCGTCAGGATATTGAAACTCTACTTGCTAAGGGAGAGCAATTTGCTCAACCTACAATTATGAGAATCTTTGATGATGTTAATAATCTGATTGATGGAGCAATGGTGCAGGCCGAGAGAATGAGAATGTCTCTTCTTTATAGTGGTAAAATTGGTATTACCGCTACTGCTGAGAATGGTAGAGATATTGCTTACAATTACGATTATGATACTGACGGAGAATGGGCAGATAAGAACAACCTTGAGCTGTTGACTACATCTCGGTGGACGGTGGCTAATAAAGCGACTTCTCAACCAATCAATGACCTATTGGATGCAGTAGAGAAGATGGCAGAGACCAAAGGCGTCAGACCCGTAGAGGTACTTATGAATATGACAACGTTTAAGGGTATGATTGCATCTGAGTCGATTGCTAAAGCAATGAATCCTCTTGGAGCTACCTCAATGATAATTACAAGAAATACCGCAAAGCAGTTCATTGAGAATGAGACCGGATTGACCATCACGCTTTATGATAAGATGTTTAAGGATGAGCAAGGCGTAGACCGTAAATATTTCCCAGATGGTTACGCTACATTGCTTCCTGCTTACGCTCTTGGTAATACTTGGTATGGTACAACTCCTGAGGAATTTGACCTTATGAGTGGAACTGCAAATGCATCTGTATCTGTAGTAAATACCGGGGTTGCGATTACGACAATTAAAGAGCCTCATCCAGTCAATGTTCAGACTGTGGTTTCTGAGATTGTATTGCCGTCATTTGAGAGAATGGATGACATTTACGTAATCAAAGCGTTTTAATTTAGAAATGAGGGATAACAATGGCTAAGATATCATTTGGTAAAACCGTAAAATATCAAGGTTCGATTTATCCTCCTAACACTGTTTTCGAGGTCAGTGACTCAGATGTTGCTGACCTAAAGAAAGCAGGGGGATGGGTCAAAGAGGAACCAAAGACCGAGGAAAAACCAGAGAAATCTGAAGAGAAATCTGAATTGGACCTATTGAGAGATGAGGCCGATGAACTCGGAATCGAATATAAAGGTAATTGGGGAGTAAAAAAGCTCACCGAAGCAATCGCTGAAGCTAAGGCTCAGTAATTAAAGGAGGCGAGGTAATGACAGTATTAGAAATCGTAAATCTAAAGATTACAGATGCTCCCATTACTGAGCCGGAAAAAGCATTAGCCGTTGGCGAGGTTGAGCAAGTAATCAAGAATTATTGTAACATTGATGAGGTACCGGAAGCACTAAATTATACTTGGGCTAATATGGCGGTAGATTTGATAAAATACAATTATGAGTCAAATAATAGTGGTGGCGAAGTGGCAGTAGATGCAGCTGATGTATCATCATTAAAAGTAGGAGATACCCAAATCCAACTTGGTGGTGGCAGCGGCTCAAGAGCAAAAGTGCTAAATAGTCACAGACCAAACCTTGACCAGATTGTGATGAATTATCAATCACAGTTAAATAAATTCAGAAGGATGGTGTGGTAAATGAAGATAGCAGGTTTTGGCTCAATAATTGCATCTACCTATACCGATACGATGAGTATTTACCGTCATCAGAGTGTGACAAATGCAGATGGTACCAAAGGTATAGAGATGCCAGAAGAGCCTCTGTATTCGGCAGTCAAATGCCGTTTGAGCTTTGAATCAAGAGATTATCCAGAGAGCGACTTGGAAGACTCAAACCCGATTAACTTACAGCTCAAAGTGTTTTGTGGACCGGCAGTCGATATCCAGAAAGGAGATAGATTAGTGGTCAATAGACTTGATGAGTCCGGAAATACAATGATGAGCTATGAAGGGATAGCAAATCTACCATTCATCTATGTGACCCACAAAGAAGTGGAAATCATAGAGGTAGGTGATGCTTAATGGGATTTGACTCAAGAGAATTTCAAGAGTTACTTGATGGATTAAAATCTTTACAAAAGCAGCATGAGGTATTTATTAGAAACTTTCTCACTGAGATGGGACTAAGAGCATTAGCTCAAACAAAGTCACTGACTCCAGTAGATACTGGAAACTTGAGAGAGAGGTGGGAGCTAAGTCAAGTATTTAGAAAAGGTGATTCCTTATATGTAGTAATCTTCAATCCAGTCATTTATGCCAGTTTTGTAGAAGATGGTCATATGCAGCACAAGAGATGGTTACCAGGTGAGTGGGTAGGAAAGAAGAAGTTCAAATATATCAAGGGTCACGATAAAGGAATGATGCTGACTGAGAGATGGGTCCCAGGATATCATATGGCAAGGATTTCAATTAACAAGGTAGAGCGGGAATTACCTATAAGGTATGACCGAGCATTCAAAGAATTTATTAAGGGATTGGGGGTAGTTTGATGGTAGGAGAGATAATGGGCGAAAGCATTAAAAGTGCAATATCGTTAAAAATCAGAAGCAGTTTTGCTATTACATCAGGCGAACCCCCAATTACCATTTACCCAACTATCTATAAAGAGCAGATGGTGCAGGGTATGGACAAACCAAGTTTTTTCATTTGGCAGATGGATGTGGAGCAGGAAAAGTTGATGAGAAATAACTACGAAAGAGTTTATCAAATGAATGTTCGATATCATCCAGAGGATAATGATTTGAAACGCTATCAGACGCTCGCAGACATTGGCAATAAACTTCTTGAATATCTTACCCAGATAGAGGTCCCAATCTTCTTGGGACGCTATGATGCTGAGGGAAAGCCGATAGAAGATATGAAACCAATCAGAGGGAGTCAGATGAGTTTCAAGATAGTAGATGATGTATTGCAAGTATTTGTGACTTATGTAGTTAAGATGAAATTAGTAGAAGCTGCACTACCATATATGGAACAATTATTCCTAAATTCTATAGGAATAGATATTCCAGATTCACCGGTAGTCGGAGAGTATTTAACCGGAACTGTTTTGTCCTTAGATAATAAACAAATTGCGGTTAATGGAAAACTCATACCACAAAGTAATATAAACTATTCATTGTTAATGTCAGAATCCGCGGTTTGGGATAAACTAATACCCGGGGATGAGATTATACTATTACGTTCGGGCGAAGAATATTTTGCACTTGATACAAAAGACCGGAACCGACTCAAACCAAGCATAGACGGAGGAAAATTTTAGAGAGGAGAGGTGATATAAATGGCTCAAACAATTAAGGTTAAAAGAGGGTTATCAGCTGATTTACCAGTTTCTTTTGAAATGGGAGAATTGGCATATACTACGGACACTCAGCAGTTATATGTAGGTACTGGTACCGGAAGGGTTCTTATCAATACTCCGGAATTTACATTACCAGATGTTGGAACTGAGGGAACTTATTATAAAGTTACTACCGATTCAAAAGGTAGAGTTATTTCTGGCCAAACCACTTTATCAACTACTGACATCGAAGGTCTTGGCACAGCAGCCTCAAAAAATACCGGTACGACAAGTGGAACAATTCCGATATTAGGAGCAAATGGAAAGTTAAATACTTCGGTTCTTCCAGCATTAGCAATATCAGATACATTTGTAGTAGCTACGGAAGCTGCAATGTTGGCATTAACTGCTCAAGTTGGCGATATTGCAATAAGAACTGATTTAAGCAAATCATTTATATTAAAGGAAGATGGGGCATCAACATTAGCTAACTGGCAAGAGTTGCTAACTCCAACTGATGCGGTAACAAGCGTCGCTGGTAAAACTGGGGTGGTAACATTAGTAAAAGCCGATGTGGGACTTGGTAATGTAGATAATACAAGTGATGCAGATAAACCAATATCTACTGCAACGGCAGCTGCTTTAGCCGAAAAGGCTCCACTAGCATCCCCAACATTTACTGGAACGCCAAAGGCAACTACGGCAGCAGCAGATACTAATACTACTCAAATAGCCACCACTGCCTTTGTAATAGGACAGGCAAGCTCTTCAGCCCCTCTTGGATTGGCAGAAACAGCGGTTATTGGAACTTCTAAAAAATATGCGAGAGAAGACCATCAACATCCTATGCCAACTGTTATTGATGGAGGGACATTCTAATGCAATCTACCATTCAGATAAGACGAGGTATACGAGCAAGTTTACCGGTATTGGCAGTTGGAGAATTAGCATTATGTACTGATACCTATGAAGTATTTATGGGCAGTCCACTTGGAAATATTCAGATATCGTTAGTAGGCAGTGTCCCAACCGGAGTTGTAAATCAAAGAACCGGAACGGAAGTGAAGTTTTGGTCAGGAACTAAGGCACAATATGATGCAATCTTGACAAAAGATTCATCTACGGTGTATTTCTTAACTGATGGTTGGTTAGGAAATGTAAAAGTTGGGAAATAATTAAAATAATTAAGGAGGAAAGCAAATGGCTGGAGGAACATTTCTGACACAGAATAAAATTAGACCGGGAGCTTATATCAATTTCAAAGGCGTAGCTAAACCGCTTTCCAGTCTTGGTACTCGTGGTATTATGACCATGCCGGTACCTATGAGCTGGGGGGATACAATCACAGAGCTATTGAGCACTGAGTTGATTGATGGCAAGAGCTTACCAAAGATTGGTTATACCGCTTTCGATGAGGAGAGTCAAATCTTCAGAGAGGCATTGAAAAATGCCTATAAGGCAATCATTTACAGATTGGACACAGGTGGCACTAAAGCAGCTGCGGTCTTGACTCCGCTTACAGCAACTGCTAAATATGCCGGTATTGTTGGTAATGAGATTTCAGTATCAGTGGTTGAAAATACCGCTGCGAATGCATTTGATGTTATCACGATATTTAGAAATGTAGAGAAGGATAGGCAGACAGTAACAACTGTTGGGGAACTTGAGGATAATGATTGGGTGGTATTCAGTGGTACTGGTAATGTGGTAGCAAATGCGGGAGTCACTCTTAAAGGCGGTACTAACGGAACCGTATCAGATACAACCTATGCAAATTACCTCAATGCAATCAAAGCATATAATTGGAATACAATGGCGATTCCACAAGATGCTTCTTCTCAGACTCAAAACTTTATCACATTCATTGAGAGTCAAAGAGATACTTTCGGA